GGGCGGCGACGCGGTGCTCGCGCTTGCCCTGCCGCGCGCGGTTCCATTCCTTCTGCATGTCGAGGATCAGCGTCACGTCGGACGGCGGGAACAGCTCGTCCTCGTTCTCGACCTCGTTGAAAGAGAGCGCGTAGACCGGCCAGAAACTCTCGACGAAGACGTCCGGCGCCTTCGGCTCGCGCAGGAACTTCGGATGGCCGTCGGCGATATAGTAGACCAGACCCGACGTCTTGTCGTACTGCTTCCAGACGCAGACGAGGCCGTTCTTCTTCGCGCTCGGCGGGGACCACTCGTAGTCCTCGTCCATGACGTCGTTGGCGCCGATCTCGCGCTGCGACCCGGCGTTCATGGTGTAGCTCTTGTAGCCGTCGCCGAGGTCGACGTCGAAGATCTCCTTCACCTGGTCGACCGTGTAGATATACTCGATGGTGATCCAGCGCGCGCCGACGAAACCGTCAAGCTGCTTGGTCATCTTGTCCGGGATGACGCGGGTCGAGGACGGGTAGTCGAGGATCAGGCCCTCGCGGACGACGATCTCCGGCTCTTCCTGCAATGACGCAATCGACGCCTCGAGCTCGGCCATCTCGGCGTCGAACTCCGTGATCTCGCCCTCGGCGGCCTCTTCGGCCAGTTTCTTCATGTGCGCCAGCCGGCCCTGGAAGTCGGCCAGTTGCTCGGTCATGCCGGGCCGCGGGCCGTTCTCGCGCTGGAAGCCGAGCTCGACATAGCCGACGCCGGTCGTCAGCGAACGGCGCACCATCGATTTCATACCGCGCTTGAAGTCGAGCGGTCGCTGCTCCTTGAGCTGATAGTTGTAGACGATCTCCAACGTCCGGCCGAACTTGTCGAGCAGTTGCCGCTTCTGAAGGCCCTGCTCGAAATCGGCGATGACGCCCTGCGCCTGCTCGAAGCCGGGCGGGAGCTGCGGTTCCATCATGGGGCCGCCGTTGTGCCCCATGCCGGGCGGCAGCATCTCCGTGATCGCGGCCTGCTGCTGCATAACAATCGTGCCTTGCTGCACGGTCTGGTAGGCGAGCTGAAGCGACGCCGGGCTCTCGTCCCACATTGCGAAGTCCAGCGTCTCGCGCTTCTTGGCGGTCGCCTTGGGGTTCTTCGCGTAGAGGGCGGCCGTCTTCATCTTAACGTGGCGACCGGCGATGTTGGCCTTGTAGTTGTCCTTGTGCCAGGTCTCGTCGGACCCCCACATCGCGACCTTCATGTCGCGTCGCATCCGCTTGAACGCCTTCGCGTGATGCGCCTTGTCGTCCTTGATGCGGGTCGCGATCTCGCTGACCAGCTTCTTGACGCGCTCCGGCGTCTGGTCCTCGGCGTCCTGTACGTCGACGCCGGGCGTGTTGTCGTAGGGGACTTCGTTGGTGATGTCGTTCGTCAAATCCATCAGAAGCCACCAGCGCGTTTCGCCGCCTGTTGCTCGGCCGACCAGCGGTCGGAGAGCTTCACCCAGGCCAGCGTGCCGAATTTCGGTTGTTCGATGGTCTTCTTAGCAGAAGACGAGGCCGGTGCGAACTGGCTGGTCAGCCCGAGGCCGATATATGCGAGCGCATCGACAAAGTCGTCATGCGTGCCGTTCGGAAAAGCCATCATCTGGTTGATCGCTTTCTCGACCCACGGGGCGTCGGCCGGGAGAAATACCTTGCCCGTTGCGACGCGGGCGGCGATGGATTGGGCGCGCTGCGCCTTGTCGCCGATCGGGGTCATCTCGCGGATGTTGACATAGGTGTTGGTCTCGACCATCCGCTTGCGCAGGAACGGGCCGATCGACTTCGAGATGTGGCCCTTTTCCGCCCACCAGATCAGGGGGCGTTGATCGCCGCGGCACATGTTGAGCATGGCTTCGGTCGCGACGTCGGCGGCGATCTTCCGCCAGTCGCACTCCAGCACGTAGATGTTGCTCTGCGGGTCGACGCCGACCTTCAGGAGAACGGTGAAGTCGTTGCGCTGGCCTGTTGCGACCGCGTGATCGCTGGCGCCGTAGATGCGCAGGTCGCTCGGCAATTCGGACTGCCGGTAGCGACGGATGTTCTCGCGCTTGAACATGTCGCCGTCCAGCAGGCTCGGCCGCTGCTGATACAGGGCCTCGAAACCGAGCGGGTCGAGCGAGCGCTGCTCTGCCAGGAAGTCCAGGTCGAAGCGATCGGGCCCGTCCGGCCACAGCGCCTCGCCGACTTCACGGCCGAGCGGGTCGTCTTCCTCGGCGATGGCCGGGAGATTGATGATCTTGATCTTCTCGGCGAGCAGTTGGTTGTAGTGCGGATTTTCCGGGTCGGTGAGACGGCCGATCGGATCGTCGCTGTGCCAGCGCGTGAAGGTCATGACGACGAGCTTCAGGCCCATGCGGCGGGTCATCGCGACCTTCGTGAACCAGTTCCACGCCTGATCGCGGATCGCTTGGCTCTGCGCCTCCTTGTCGTCCTTGATGAGGTCGTCGAGGATCAGGATGTGCGCGCCGCGGCCCGTCAGCGAACCGCCGCGGCCGACGAACGACCACTGGCCGCCCTGCATCGTCTGGAGGCGGTCGGATGCTGCGCCGCCGCGCTGGAGCCCGACGTTCGGAAAGACCTGCCGGAATTGCGGCGTCTTGACGATCGAGCGCACTTCCTTGCCGATATCGGCGGCAAAGTCGTCGTTGTATGTGCCGACGACGCCATTCCAGTGCGGGAACTTGCCGATGACCCATGCCGGCAGACGCTTGGAGACCTGCTCCGTCTTTCCGTGGCGCGGCGGCATGGTGAGGATCAGGAACGGGATCTCGCCCTTCACGACCTCTTCGATCACGCGCGCCAGCGCGTCATGGTGTCGTGCGTTCTTGTATTTCGACCGGGAGACGTCGTTCGGGTCCTCGGCGTCCGGCATCGTGAACTTGATGAACGTCATGAAGCGCTCGCGCGCTTCCATGGCCATCTGCGCGCGTTCCAGAAGCTGGACGTGCTTGCGGGCTTCTTTCTGTGCCTGAAGCAGCGCTTGGCCGCTCTTCTCCCGCTCGGCCGCCTCCCAGGCGTAGCGCTTGCCCGTTGCGGGGTTGATCGCGTTCGGGTGCGGCATCAGTTCCTGCGGACGAGCGTGTCGAGCTGCGCCTTCATGCCGACCATCGTCTCGCCGATCGTGCCCATGCGCTTCTTGACTTCTTCGTTATCGGCGCGAATGCCCTTGATGGCGTCGGCCTGCGCGTCGAGCCGGCCTTCCTGACGGTCGTTGAGCTTGTCCTGCGCGCGGAGCTCCGGCGCGAGCGCGACGATGGCCTTCTCGACCGCATCCAGGCGGTTGTCGAACGTCGTGGCGAGACGGGTCAGGGTGACGCCCGTACCGCCGATCATGACGACAAACGTCAGGGCGCCCAGGATGTGCCCCCAATTGATCGTCGGGTCGAACCGCGGCTTCGGTACGTTCATGCCGGCCTCCTGCTTCATCGCCAGCCGCACGCCTTCGCGCCATAGTCGTTGTGCTTCAGGACGTCGGCTTTGTCGCGAGCATCCATGGCCGCAGCAGCGGCAGCACTAGGACGTATCGGGGAAGCAACGTCGCAGAAGTCCCCGGTGTTCCTAGCGGCGCACCCAACGGTCGAAACGCTGATCGACATCAGCAGGAGCAAGATCGTCAATTTCACTGTCGGATTTCCTTTTGGCGGCGATCGCTTCCGCCCGATGACGATCTTGTTCGGCCTGCATGATGTCCTTGCCGCTCTTCCGACCCTTGAGCCAGGCGGCGACGATGATGGCGATCGCGGCTCCGAAAGCGGCGAGATAGGACCCGAACGTTGAAATGAGCCACGCAGTCACGCCTGTTCCTCCACGGTCTTGGGCTTGCGGAAGAGCATGAAGACGATGACCGCGGCGAGCACGCCGGCCACAGCCAGGAAGATCGGATCCGACAGGACGTCCTTGTTGTCGCGCCAGAAGCCCGCAAGCGGGCCCAGCGTGGTCACGACGACTGCGGTTCCCGCAGCCGCACCGCCGACCTTCTGCTCGGTGCTGACGGTCTTCTCAGCCGGTGCGGCGGGGATCGCCTTGGGCGTGCCGCCCTCGGGTACGACCGGCCCCATTTCCGGCTGAGTGGCGCCGGCGGCCATGGCCATCGCACGTTTGCGGATGTCGGCGACGCGGTTGGACCAACCCTTGCCGAAGCTGTCCCACAGCAACTTGCCGTCCTTATCCTTGATGTTCTTCAGGAATGCGAGGCGACGATCGCACAGGTCGTCGATCAGGACGCGGACGCTGCGACTGCGTAGCGCCTCCAGCGTCAGCTTGCCGACCCAGCCGTCGGCCTTGAGCCCGAGCGCGGCCTGGAGCGACTTGACCGCGCGCGAGGGACCGCTGTTGACGCCGAAATCGTAGACGCAGAGATCGACGCCGGCCGGGAGCTCGTCGCCGGCCACCGGTTTCCAGTAGCGGTCGCGGTAGATCGCGACGGCCTGCTGGCGCGTCAGCGTGCGGATCTCGGTATCGGTCGCGGGGCGGCCGAGATAGGCCGACAACGTGGCCTGCGTAATGCCGTACATGGTCTTGCCGCCGGGATCGGCGGGGTGGTCGCTCCAGCCGCCTTCCCATTTGGCGGTGATCGCATGGCAGGCATCGAACTTGTCGAGCATGTCTGGCTCCGTCGTTCGGCAATTCCTACACGATGGACGGCTAGAACTCAATCAGGACGAGACCGGCCGCGCCGACGCCGCCTGTCTGGTTCGATCCCGTGACCGCCACGGCGCCGGAACCGCCCGCACCGGGCGCGGATCCCGCAACGCCGGCCGTCTGGCCGCTGCCATTCTGCCCTGACGACTGCCCGCCGCCTTGCCCGCCGCCCTGGCCGGATGCAGCCGTCGTGCTGACGATGAAGCCGTTACCGCCCGGCGCGCCGGGGATGTTGAGATCGCCGTTCGCCGCCGTGCCGCCGACCCCGCCTCGTCCGGCCGTTCCCGTCGAGCCTGGAGGCGCCGCGGCGCCATTGCCTGTCGGTGTCACGCCGCCGGGGCCGACGAAGCTGGAGGCGCCACCTGCGCCCGCCGCAGCACCAGCCGCGCCGACCGTCAGGTTGTAGGTCGTGCCCGGCACCAGGTTGGAGAACCACTTGATCGCGGTTCCGCCTTCGCCGCCCCCGCCGCCTGCGCCGCTCGTGCCGGACGCTGCACCGCCGGCGCCGCCGCCCTTCACCGTGACCTTGGCCTTCGTGACGCCCTCGGGGCAGACCCACGTTGCGGCGCCGGCCGTCGTGTAGATCGCGACGCGAGGTCGGAGCGTCGAGGCAAGGACGGAAGCGGCTAGATCGGCAGCCAGTGTCATCGGGGTACGCTTTCAGGTTGCGCGGGGACCGGCCTGTCAGGGCCTCGCCGCAAGGTCGTTCAGACGATGACGCCGTACTTTCGGCAAGCCTGCTCCAGCGCCAGCAGACGGCGGGCGGTCAAGACCTCCTGTCCCGTATTTCCAGCATCCCACGAGCCCGTATACGGCGTGCCAAGGCCGGCAGCGAGCCAGACATCGCCGTTTTGCTTCTTGGCGAGATTCGACGGGTCGTAGACCAAGCCGACGCCGCCTCCAGACGCTTTGTTGCCAGCGCCTACTAGGATATTGTTGCCGGATACGAGACGGATATCCGCAAGGCCAGCCATGGCGGCGGTGATGCGGAATTCGTTATCGTCGATGACGACGCCGGAGCAATTGTTGATCCGCACGTTCGCGACGTTACCAGTCGCAACAAACGACGTGATCGTGTTGTGAAGGATATGGGTTGATAGACAGGTTGCCGCGCCACCCGCGATGTCGATCAGAGAATTGTTCGACCCCGGCCCTGTGATGCCTTCGATCTGGTTGAAAAACAAATAGGTCGACGCGGAGCTATCAACGGCGATAGCGCCGCCGCCGCACAAGAACGTGTTGCCAAGCAATTGGAGCCCACCCGCCTGCCCGCCGCCAGCGTTGACGAGGTTGGCGCTAAACCCAAGGCCGGGCGTCTGCCAACGACAGCCGATGAACTGGATTTGGTCGCCGGAGCCTGAAAGCAAAACCAAGTCCTGAAAGGCGCAGTCCTGAAAGCTTGCCGTCGTCAAGCCGCCATTCACGTTAAGCCCGACATCGTTCTGATGATAAAATGATTTCGCGCCCGATTGGACCGACCGGCCCATCTTAATGTGCTCGAATTTGGGCTCCGCAAGATTTGACCCCGCAGCCGTCGTGACGACAAGGATTCCGGTTTGAAACTTGGATGTCCCGTTCGAGATGTCGCCGAAATAGATATCGGAATAATGGGGGCTGTCCGCAGCGCCGGACGGAGCGATGACGAGGCCGGACACCGTAGCGGGCATGCCAGAGGACAAGCCGTCGATGCCCGTTCGCGTTCCGGCCGCGCCCAGGATAGCGACAGGGTTAAGCGACCGCAGCGCGACACCGGGAGCGCCGGGGTTCTGCCCGACGCGGTATTGCCCGGCGTCGAGACGGAGAGCCATACCGTTCGCTTCTGCGTAGTCGATGGCCGCTTGCAGGTTCGCTCGCATGTCCGCGCCGGTATTCGTGACGGCTCCGAACTCCCGTGCGTATACTTCCCGTCGAAACGCCGTGGTGATAGAGATCGGGACGCCCCCGCCCGACAAAGCCGGAAGCGTGAGCTTGTCCGCGTTGATGCCGTTGGCGGGTGTTGCTGGCGTCGCGATCTTGGCGTCCGTGATCGCCCCATCCGCGACAGGGTTCGCGGCAATGGCCTGCTTCACCCGCAACGGTGACATCAACGTGGTCGTGCTGGTCCCGGCCTCTGCCGCTGCCTGGTCGGCGAACAGGCCGCTGTCGAGTACCCTGTAGCCTTCAAACTCCAGGGTGTCGGAGGCCCCCACACCGACCGCCAACACGATCTGCGTGCCGGACGTGATCGTGACGTCGACGCCATTCACCAGCTTCAGACCGTTGCGGTAGACGTCGGCGTAGCCGGCGATGTAGCCGCCGGGGATGACGAACGTCGTCTGCCCGGCAGTCAGGTTTCCATCCGCAACCGAGAACCGGACGTAGTTCAACAGCACATTCGTCGCCGCGAACATCTTCTGCCAAGTGCCGGCCCGGCGGACGTACATGCCGTCGTTCTGTGGGTCGACCTGGCAGGTCAACGACACCAGCGCGCCATTCACCAGCGCATTGCCGTCATTGTCGAGCGCCGGAAGCGTCGTTTTCTCGCCGAGATAGCGATCGTCGAACATGTCGTAGCTCGCCGCCGCGGACGTCGCCGAGGCGGACGCCGACGTCGCGGCACCGGCTGCGGTCGAAGCGTCCGTGGACGCCGCCGACGCGGCGGCCGTTGCCGTTCCTGCCGACGCGACAGCGACGTCTTTCGCCGCCACCGCCTCATCGCGGGCGAGTTCTGCGTCCGTGACGATCGGCGCCAGATCGGCGTACTTTTCCCAACGCCCGGCGGCGAGATCGACGGCGAAATCCGGCCCGGAAATATGGGACGTCAAGCACCGATAGAATGCGACCTGGTAGAACACCGTGTCGTTGACGAAATATTGTTTGCTGGCCTGCCATTCGGTGGCCGGATTCAAGCCCGTGATGATCCCCGGCGCCATGGCCTCGGCCGTGACGATGCCGTTGCGCAGCGCTCCATCGGCTCGCCGGATATCCTTCAACCCCGCGATGGTCTGGTTGACCGACAAACCGAGGTTATCCAGTTCCTCGTCGACCTTCGGCCCTGGAAGCGGTGTCTGCGGCGCGTTGGCCTGAAAACCGGAGAACGAGTAGTCCCGGCTGTATTCCGTCGGGTTGGCCATCAAACAACTCCGGTGAAGATGATCTTGTTGACGACCCGAGAGGGCTGCAAATTGGGGTGCGGCTGATCGGAGCCGGACGCCAGCACCGTAACGGTGTGCGAGTGATCGCCGGCGGCTTGCGTCGACCGCGTCGCGACGGTTGTGTCGGCAACCGACAACCCGGCCGTGTTCGATGTCAGAGTTCCAGCCCCTCGATCGTCGTAAAGATGACTGTGCGCACCGTTCGTTGTGACCGTCGTGGTGTGCGCATGCGACGGCATCTGGTCGCCGTTTAGCGCGTGCCGATCAACGCCGCCGGTCGCGCCGAGCTTCGTCGCGACAAGGCCGGGGTTGCCGGAACCGGAGTTTGATACGCGGCCGGCGGCGGGGCCGCCCATGTTATCGCGGCCGAGGCCCACAACCCCGCGGTCATCCGGGAGATTGAATGTCGACGAGCCGTCGCCGTTTCCGTTCGGAAACAGCCGGACCTGCGCGCCGACGGTCGACCCCGAGGCGTTGGCCGACATGACGATCGTCGTGGCCGTGACCGATGCCACCGTCGCGCCACTCTGGACGCCCGGCCCCTCGATCTTGGCCCCTTCCAGACCCAAGTTCCGCAGATCGACGGTCAATCCGGTGATCGCATTGTTGCCGTTCGCGACCGTACCGACGACTGCCGGGCACAACACCCCGAACAGGGCCGAGTACGTCACCCGCGACAGCGCCTGACCCGCCTTGAACGCCCAGCCGGCCGGTGCGAACACGCCGGAGAACTCGACTTCCGCTCCGATGGGTGTCAAGAGCGCCTGGACGGCGGCCGTCAGCTTCGCCAGTCCGAGCTCTCCGTCCGGGATCTTATCCGATGTTACGGAATTGGGCGCCAACGCCCGCGTCGAGACCCCGCCGGTCGCGTGTTTCGGCTCCGTTACCGAGCCGTCCGAGATGCTGGAAAGCGGCTCGAACGTGGCGTAGGCCGCCCAATCGC